ACTTCTTGCTGGTCCCTTCACCAAACGCCGTGTCGATCTCAGTAGTAAAGAAATCTGCGAGCTCGATCATCAGATCTATGGCAGCACCATCCTTCAACGGCAAACCTAATTCGTCTTCACCTTCGAACTGCTCGATTTCAGCAATGCGCTGTTTCATTTCGCTTCACAACTTTCCCTAAGTCGTAAATTCGTCCGCGCAAGTGCACATCTTCCGGGTTAAAGGTAATTACACGCTCCGGATCATCATCAATCATGATCTCAACGCGCTTAGTTTTGAGCTTTAATGATTCCATACTTCTACCCTTCTGCCCCCGGTCATCCCAGGGGCATAGTTATTGGCTTAGGTGGTTGCAGCGAATGTTCCGGCAACGGGTTCAAAAGTGCCCACCACCGGATCACCGGCGTCGTAGATGGTGTACTTGATCTTTGCGGTCGTCGCGCCTTCACCACCGATACTTTCGATACCGATGTTCACAGTCACTTTTTCTGCCGGCCAAACTTCAGGTGTGCCAGTGGGGGTTTTATACGCCCATACATGCACGACTTCAGTCTTCAGATCGTCAAGGACCTTCATGCCGATACGCATAGCGTCGATAAAATCAAACGCAGTATCACCTGGATAAACCACGCCCTCAATTGCGAGCGATCGTGAATAGCCGGTAATATCCGTGACTTTGCTGTCCATTGTGATGTCAGCGGTCTCTTCTGTTTGCGGGTTGTAAGCGATCTCACCCGTGCTTACCGCGTAACCCAGTCGGCTCCAAACAGGCACAGCGATAGTGCCAGTGTTCAGATAATGTCTAATGCTTGAGCGTTTTGCTTTAGTTGCTGTCATTGTTATTCCTCACATTTCATAAACTAACTTACAGAGGATCTGAAATACCCCTGTCTTTTCCGCGCGCTCGATGATTGTTGCCGTGTCAAGCGCTTCAATTGATATAGCGGACTTGCCAGTGTCTAAAGTCGGCAAGATGCCCGATTCTGTTTGTTCATCCAACCAGTCAGCGAATTCCTCGTAAAATTCAGCTGCCAGAAGCGCGCTGTTATCTGCGATCACTTCTACCGCGCCAAATCCAAAGGGATAACTGACAGTCTTATTCCCTATAATGTCTTCTGTAACCTGTTTACCAGGCACCAGAAAGACCGTGTAACTCAGTGGATCCTCACCCAACATCTCCACCCATACCGGGCGGTCATCTTCGAGGCTCTGATAGCTCAGTAAAAAGTCTTGTACGGCTTTGATATCGCTCATAGACCTTTTCCTATCCTGGATGCCGCGCCGGCTTTGATACCCTCACCAAATACGGACCATGCTCGTGTAAACCAATAAGGTCCGCCAAGCGGGTTGATATTTTGAGTTGTTTTTCTATTCACCAGGTGATATTGACGCCATGCGTAAGGCGCAATCCAGGCAACTTCACCAGTTCCCGCTTCAGTGCCCAGAATGCCGGACTTGATCAGCATGGACGTAACCTTGGGTGCAAACTTGTTAGAGGTGCGTAATACTTCGCTGTCGATAAACACTTGCGCGCGATTATGATTTGCGTTCAACTTTGGCGCAAATTCCGGGTTCCAAACAAGCTCCGCAGTGCCATTAGCTGTTTTCTTCACCCATCCTCGAGGTGTCTCAATAAAGGCAATACTCGCCATTATGCGCCCCCGATCTGGATGTGTTTCATATTAGGCGCGCCATAATCCTTCAGATCCACGGACGTCACCTTCACGGCATCGTATTTCTTGATCAACGCAGTGATGGGGAAATTGATAGTCACTTCATCTTTCACAATTCCCTTCACAAGATAATCACCAGTCTTTATACTGAGCGTATCTCGTTCAGATCCGTCACTCAGTAAAGAAGGCACCCAGATGTTGACTTTATCCGCGCCCAAATTCCCCGACTTGATTACGTTGGTCGCCTTGCTCGCTTGCCACATCACCTCAGTTATTTCATGTCGTGTGTAAGTCTGTGCATTACTAACAAGGCGCCCTTCGTACCATGTCATGGAGTGAGGCGCGTACATTAGCCAACTCCTGGATACAGTAAACCAGTGTGACTCAAATACATCTCCACAACTGAAGATACCGCTTGTGTTTCCTGTGAGCGTAGTTCGTCACCGCTTCGATACTGTACCGAGTGGTCGCCCACTTTCTCACTTTGAATAAGCGCGCCCCCTTCGCTTACTGAGTATGACTTCATCACATCAGCAACTGCCACTGTGGCGCGCTTGATCCGGTCGATGAGCGATAAATTTGTATCCGCGGTAATAATCGCCTCCGCCCGGTTGAACGTTAGAAAATTCACCTGGTAACTCGCGCGTACTGCGTAACGGTCGAATTCAGACTCAGAGATGGACGAACCACCATTATTCAAGTAATAGAGATAATCGATGAATGCGTCCATTCCTGTTTCCTGTTCTCTTATTCCTAAGCTGAGGCAATGCCTTCAACATAGTATAGATATCCGGTCAATTTGCCAGCCGACAAAGCACCCACCGAAACAGTACAGGTGATTTCTCTTGCAGCGGTTGTTTTGACGGACGTAGATTCCGGCGTGTTTGCCTTTGGCACAATTGCCTTGCGGCCAATCGTTGAAAAAGGTGCACCAGAAACTACAGCTGCAGCCTGAATATCATTAGCTCCCTGAACGTGGATTGCCAGCTGACCAGAAGCTGCGGTCGTGAACGCGGTATTGACGTCAAAAAAACCACCCACCACAATTGCGTGAATAGGCAGCGTCACACCAGTTCCATGCGCGGCAACGGTAGTGTTTGCCACTCCGGCGCTATCCAGCCCGGCAACATCGTAAACGAACCGGGCAACCCGCAGGCTACCCAATCCGACGTCCGTTCCAACAGGGCCAAGAGACGCGAAGTTGTCACTCACGTCATTCAACCATCCTTGAATTTGAACTTGTTTTAATCCCATGTCAGCCTCCGTTAAGAAGCTTTAATGTGAGAGTAGATGCCCTTGACTTTGTTGTCGTACACGAAGGCGTCGTGATACAGGCGGTATTGGAACAAATAGGCATCTGCGGTCTGGTTCACTTCAGGGCTGAACACCTTCATGTCTGCCAGCTTGGTAGCCTGCAAAACAGCGCTGGGGTGCAGCAACATGAAGTTGATATCACGCCCGGTAGAGCCGGTCTTAGCGAAGCCACCACTCGAGGATGATCCGCCTGCATCCAGGGTGATGCCCTTGTAGAAGCGGGTCTGAGGAACGGGGATTACATCCACGCCATCCAGATTGAGCACGCGCCGATCTGCGCTTTTTTCGTTTGCGAGACTCCGGGCGATCGAAGCTTTGAGCAGCGAATAAAGGGTAGCTGAAATGAACAGCTTGCGCCCTTCACTGGGCACTTCGTTCTCATCGAGCGAGGTCATGGCCACATCGAAAGCGGCCAATACTTCAGCAGCGGTAGCCAGGGTAGCGGGAGAGCCGACCTGAGTAATGCCAGACCAGCTCGCATACTTGCTGAAACGATAGGCGTCCACTTCAGGCACAACCTGGGTACGAACGAATTCACCAGCCAAAGTACCAAATGCCTGGCCAAGAGTTTCTTCGTCATCCATGCGATCAATACTGAAGGCACGACCACGAGAAGCAGCCAAAGTCAGGGTTTCCCAGGTACCAGTCACGTCCCCGGCGGGATAGCCGGTAGCACGGGAATAAGTGCCCATACCGACTACAGAAGTCTTGAATACATTCACTGCAGCAGCCCCGCCAAAGTCAACGGGTTTAGTCTGCGCGTCCATTGACGCGGTTAGTGATGCGTTTTTGTAGATTTCATCCAGAATAGGTTGAAATTTTGATGCTAAAGCAATAGAGTTTGCCATTATTTAATTTCCTTTCATGTTAGGCCGGCAGCCTTTCTCGCGATTGAGACTATTCGCTCATCTGGATCATTCGGACCACCTGGCTGATGTTTCATTCCGTCAACAATTGTTGTTTCGGGCTCAGTAAACTTCGTGTTCTCAGCCAGGAATGCGCCCAGGTTTGTGCTGAAGTCGCCTTCAAGCTTACTCACCTTGTAAAGCACATAATCCACATCCTCGCTTTTCACGCCCGCTTTGATAATTGCGTTTTCGCGTTCAAGCGCGGTGACTTTCGCCGATGTTTCAGCCAGCGCCTTTTCGCGCTCTGCCGCTTTTTCAGCTTCGGTCTGCTGAGACTTCTGCCATTCCTCGAAGGCTTTCA